TCAATCATCATAACCTCATCAAAACCAGTTCGTTCAATGATCTTGGTTTTGATTTCCAGTTGCTTCTTCTCTTTCTGAATACGACGGAGAAAAGCGTAGTGAATGATTTGTGTAAAATATGCAAATGGATTCTTTGACTTTTCTGGATCAAAGTTGTGAATATACTGAACGCAGTTTTCAATGCCATCAGAGATCATATCGTCCCTGAACATATAGTTCACAAAGTTTGGTTTGTATGAAAGGTGTGTAGCGATTTTCAGAAAGCACTCTCCAAGATAATTAGAAATGGGTGGTTTACCTTCCCAATGCTTTGCTCTCTCTTCTTTGGGTTGCTTAGTTAAGTCTTTATCGTATTTCTTTTGATATGCAGTTTCAACTTTAGTTCTATAAACAATTAATGCCTCAAGTAACTCTTTGTTGTTTACATAATGTTCTGATTTCTTTTTGGACATAACATCGGTCTTTGTGTATAAATTTTTGTTATGTTTATTATAGCATACTTTTGGGGCTTGACAACATCGAAAAAGATGATTAGAATAGGTTTGTTCCCGTTGAAGATAATAATCTAGCCTTCATTAGTACTCTTAAAGATTCTTTCAAGGCTCTTGCGAGCATCTTCTACGGTTGATATAAAACCCATCTTATCAGATATTTTTACTTTACCGTCTAATTCAATATCTACGTCTTCATCATTAAGATATCTTTCGTAGAAGTGAATCATCTGACTTTCTTTAACTTCTGTCATTGTTACGATCTTATCGTATTTGATGATAAAGAAATCATCAGAAGGTATTTCCATCCATGGCTTTACCTTTACATATTGACCAATATGATTTGAAACGACTTTCATGATGACAGGATTTTGAAGAATAATGATAGGATCTCCATCATTTTCATCAATGCAAACTAATGCAAAGATCTCCTCACCTGTAACTAATTTGATTGCTGCGTGGAACTCTTCTCCCATTAGTTTTTAAGCGGTATGTTTACAATATCATAATTAAAGTTTTCTTCGTTATAAACTTTGATTCTTTCGATTAAGTGATTGAGTGTATAATTTTTTCTTGACTTATAACTGATATCATCGGCAATGTCATATAGAGTTGCTTTTGTTTTATTGTCGCTTTTTCTTAGGACTCTTCCGATTGATTGGAGGTTTCTGATTCTTGATTTACTAGGGGAAGCAAAGATGACATTATGTAGATTTCTAATGTTAATACCAGTAGAAAAAGTCCCGTAAGAAGCAACGATGATTGCATTATTTTCTTTCTCAGTGATTTCTCTGACTTTTTCTCGGTCCTCAGTATCTACACCACCGTGAACAAAGAACACGTGGCGATCTTCTGCGATACTCTTATTTATGAGATCGTATAAAGGTTGTCCATGACCTTCGACTCTGGAAAATAGAATTAAAGTATTACCTTTAAGATCAATGGCAAGGTTCTTGATGAACTTATTGCGTTTCTCGTGATTGATAATATACTGCACCTCATCTTCAAAAGTCTCAAACTTATTCGGTGGGTGTTTCAATAGAAGAATATTAATGTCCAGTTTGGCAACGTGACCTTTCTGCATCAGTTCTTCTGTGCGAATGATCTTATAAGAAGGTCCAAATAAACCTTCTAGAACCCACTTATGTGTCTGAGTGCCATCAAGAGTTCCTGTAAATCCAAAACGATATTTTGCATCAGAAAGTTTTGTCATTATAGATACTAATGACTTTGATTTAAACTGGTGTGCTTCATCTCCAACGACCACATTAAATCGTGAGAAATATTGTCGGGGAAGTTTGTAGATGGACTGCCAGGTCGTAATGATTACCTGCGAGTCCGTTTCTCTTTCTTTACCAGCATAGATCTTGTGGCAAAATGAACCCACATCCCACCCATAATCTGCAAAGTCTTTATACATCTGTTCTACAAGGGATGTCGTCGGAACGACTATCAGAGTATTTTGTCCTTTCTCAACGTAATATCGGACAATCGAATATATCATCAACGACTTTCCAGAGGCAGTTGGAGATATCAACAACTTTCGATTATGTTTTAAAGCGTCGTATACTCCCTCAACTTGGTACTCACGGGGAGCATACTTGCAAATAGAAGTCATATAATCTTTTACACCTTCCTTTGAAATCATTTCATTGACTTCAAATGGAAGACCATAAAACTTGTTGTTTACAAACTCATAAGTATAGTCATGATTTTCACAGAACCGAGTGAGTTTATCTAGAAGACCAATATAAATCTCACCAGTCTGAGTATTGAATAATCGTATTTTTCCATCCCAGTGTCTACTTCTATACTGGGGCATAAAACGACTATTGGGGACTTCAAAAGTAAATTGGTCCGCCAATTCATAGTAAACGTGAGGTTCCGCCTTTACTTCAAGATAAACCTCATTTTTTTTAGATATCACCAAATGAGACATACATATAGTTCACTTCTATACATATTTATTCATCTCTTATAACCTTGCGATCTCCTCTCAGCGTAATATTTTTTAAGAGACTCACTTTTCTTTCTTTTTTCTTCTTCACTTTGTTTTTGACCTGTTCTACTTTTATTGCCTTTCCCTATTTCAGATAATTTTTGACGGGTATCTTCGTTGTGAGATTGAACACCTTTTAAACCTTTGTTCCAAGCAGTCTTACCTTTATGTGATTCTGACATTTTTTTCTTGCTTTCTTCCGTATGTTTTTTACCTTTCATACAGGCAAAACCTTTTTCTCCACCCTCCGTAACATTTACTAATATTCCGCCATCTATTTTTCTACCATATTTCATAATAAGTTCTTTTTCCTTTTCAAGAGCGCATTCTTCGGAAAGGTTATCCAATAAAATAACTATTTTTTCTTTATCTGGAATATTTACATATTTGTGAGTTTTCTTATTTTTTTGATATGCTCGTCTTCCAGTGCCCTTACCAATATAATAAGGAGTATCATCTTCTCTTAAATAAGCATAAACATAAAAATTATTTCTCATTTGAGGTTTCAGTCGCTAATATATTTATAATAAAAAAGAGGCATTTCTGCCTCAATTGAACCCAGATTGAAAACGATGCCACTCAATAGCATTTTTGATTTGGAATGTTCGATTAGAAATAGTCTTAATAACTTCTTCTAAGAACTTCAGCATAATATCATAATATCTTATTTTGAGTTCTACTTTACTTAACTTCTCATCGCCATCCATATGCCTCTGTAATGCCTCTTTATCCCGAACTTTATATGGGAACGGTTCTTCTTCGTAAACCTCTATGGGTGCCTTTCCAGTGTAGTAGTTATACCTTTCAAGTTTAACTCTATTGTATGTTTCTCTTGCTTTCTCACGCAACAAAGTAATTGTATTGTAAATGGTATAATACTTGGAGTGAAGTTGGGGAATTTTTAAAGACTCATCGTGTAAATTATCAGGATCAATGACAGAATCTCTCTGCCACATCTCCTGAATTTCATCAAGATTCATTTAATCGAACTAGTTATGGTGTATACAGTATACTTGAAAGATGCCTGTGCTGTAAAGTACTGGATGTCAGTTGGTGTGGCATCGAAGTCAATGGAACTTAATGAAGTTGGGAATAAGTCGAGAAATTTTACCTTTACCACTTCTTTATAGTTACTATTCAAAACACGCAAAGTTCCATCACTAAATGCTTCCAACATATCTCTTTGACCAGCATCATCTGTTGTCAAATTTTTAAATTGTTGAGTTGTTTCTGGAAATCCAAGTCCAGTTAACCAATTATAAACTGCAATATAATTTTCCATATTTTCATCAACAATAAACCTAAGAGTCAAATCTCCATAGGTTAATTTCTCACCTGGTATATCAATATCCTTCAAATATGAAGGTTGTATTGTAGTTGCAAGAGAAATTTCTGGTATTCTAGCACTATTGGCAAAGAAATCTACTTGAGGGTATTTTGCCAAAGTAAATTTAAACCCAACAGTTGTTAGGAAATTTCTATTTGAAATTTGTCCAGGAAAATTACAATTCGTCATTATTTTTTCTTAGTTGGAATTATTTTAGGAATACTCATATCAACTTTCACACCCAAATCTGGAATTTTTGGTTTTGGTTTCGATTTTGGTTTTTCTTTTGTCACTGGTGTAACATCTAAGTTTCTAACACCAAAATCCTTATAATCTTTATATCCAAGATCTTTTGTTGTTTGTGTCGTCAAATCATATTGGCGGTTTCCATGATATGGTCCCCTATCAATAACTGGTGCAGTAATTGATCTACCAGTTTTTGGATCGGTAATTCTAACTTGACTTCCCAGTGGCAACTTTTTATGTGCAACACCACGAGTACCTGGTGTTAATTTTTGTCCAGAAGCAGTTGGATTGCCGTATAATCCAGGTCCATAAGAACTGGTTGATACTATTGCACCAAAAGGAAGTGCCTCATTTATAAACTCTTTAAAAGTTTTCACTTATCAGTCTGCGATAATTAGATTGAACCACGATTCACTCATACCCGAGATAATGCTATCAGCAGACTCTTTGTCTTCTGCATAACCCTCACTAATCAGATGCTCAACAACTCTTTCGTAGTTCTTATTGATTTCTTGCGATTGTCTTGGAGTTGGTTTCATTTCTACTACTAGTTTTATTTTTATTTATTCTTTATATATCTAAACCAAGGTTTTCTATTTGGACGACTTTTGGATTCATCTTTAGCGCAACTTCTAGATATGCTAGATCTTGAAACTCCAAGAATTTTAGATGCTTCTGTAGCACTTTCATATATAATCCCTGTTCTTGTATCTATAACAGGTTTACTATTTGCAATTTTAGTTGCTAATTTTACATTTTCTGGACATTTTCTTCCATAACGACCACCATCACCACCAAGGGTTACATTATATTCGGGTTTTATCTTATCTATCCAATAAATTTCTCTTTGGCCCATATCGGTATTTTTACATTCTTCTAAAATTTTCCACTCAAATTGGTCTTTACCATATTTTCTTAAAGCATTCGCAAATGGGATATTGGAATTTTTATGTTTAGAATACCAGACATGTGAACTTATTCTTTTATATAATTTATCATAAGAAGTCCTTCCAATATAATTTTTACCATTAATTTTATTTGTTGCTTTGTATATAAACGCCATTTATATCAAAAAGGTATGTATCCTTTATTTATAATAAAAAAGAGGGGAAATTTCCCCTCTAAAAAAGTTAATGTAATTATTTTTACATTAAATTGGTCACTTTGACTCTTCTGTAGTAACGGTTTGCGTTACGATCAAGACCAGCACCGCTGATTGCGCTAGTACCCTGCGAGAATGGGTTAGCAACAATTCCATAACGAGTCTTGAAGCCGATCTTAGGCTGGAAGGTGTCTTGACCAACCGCACGTACCATCTGGAGAGGTACATATGGGCAGTAGAACAGACCAGCATCATAAGGGGAAGAACCCTTATAACCAACAACGTAGTACTGGGTAGCAGATACGTTTGCAGCATAAGGATCGATATAAACACGATACTTACCTTGCAGAACACCAGCGAAGGTGTTACCAGTGTCATCAACGTTGAGGTTAGCGTTGAGTGCAGGGGTGTAATCAAGAACACCTGCCATGGTGAGTGCCGAAGCAACGTCAGCAGAGCAGAGGATCATGTTACCCTTGCCACGACGAGTTCTCTGGGCGATAGCGTTTGC